GCCGCTTCCGTCTTGGTCGCCTCAAAAGCCGGAGTCATGAATGGTTTCGCCCGCGCACCGGGGTGCATGCGCTTCCGCCGCGGCTGGTAGTGCGGCGCCGTGCCGAACTCCACGAGATGCCCGATCTTGCGGGCCCGCCGCTGCAGCGAGACCCAGAATTCCCGAACCCCGGAAATGCCGCCGGTGCTGATCTTCTTGGTGACGACACCTTGGTCGAGGTGACCGCCGATACGCGGACCTGGTCGCCGCACCCGCATGGCATTTGTCTTGGTCTGCTGCCGCGTCGGCTCCAGTGCATCCTTGATTGCGGGATCCAGTTTGTGCAGAGTCGCTACCGGAACGGCGGTCATCACCGCCAGTAGTTTCTTGTCGCCGCTCACCGCTGCCATGACTCAGGCCCCGATACTGAATGTCACCGTTGGCAGAACCGCGGTGTCACCCGCTGCATCGGTGACCATGAAGACGACCGCGCTGGTCGCAGTCATCGTTGGTGTCCCGCTGACAATCCCGGAGTTACCATCGAGAACGAGCCCAGCCGGCAGGGTCCCGGAGCTAATACTGAAGGTGTAAGGCGCCGTCCCGCCGGATGCGGAGACGGTGAAACCGCCATAGAGTTCGGAGACGGTGCCGCTGGGCGGCAGATCTTCCTGGACATAGGCCAGCAATGGCGCCGCCCCAAACACGGCGTCTTGGACGATGCACTCGATATCGCAGCTCGTCTTATCCTGCTTGTTCGGCAGGACCGCCTTGATCTGATAGACGGTGCCGTCTTCATCGGCGATCGTCATGCTGGAGTCGAGACCGAGAACGTCATGATAGCGCGCAGTGAAGAGGTAGATTTCCTCGCTGTACCGCTGCTGCGTCTTCGGGTCGAAATGCTCCCTGCCCCGCTTGACCTTCAGTTCGGCAAAGATCTCGAGCCATGTCTGGCTGACATAGTTCGGCTCGCCATGACTGTTGACGCCCATACGGACGGAACGGCGGATCGTGATGGGGGTGCTGAACGCTCCGGCGCGCATCTACTCGCCCCAGTTGTCGTGGCTGACCGGCACCCGCAATGCGGCGCGTAGATCACCGACACCAAACTCAATCTGTCGGTTGATCTGCAGGACCCGAGGATCATTGATCGTGGCTTCCCGGTTCTCATGGTAGTGCCCGGCCAGCAGCTTGATCATACGCTTCAGTTTCGGGGGGTACGTCGAATATCCGGCCCGGAAGGTCACGGCGATGGCGCGGGGGCCCGTTGTGACCGTGGGCCACACCTCACCCGTTTTCAACTCGACTTCACCGACCAGTGTGCCGGTACGGACGACGTAGAGGCTGGAGTCGACCACGGTGGACGGGCTCTCGCCGTCTTCGACAACAATGGACTCCACCTCCACCAATGGCGGGTACGGCAGCAGGATCTTGCGATCCGCTGGCCATTGCGACAGGTAGCGGCACCACGTTGTCGGAAACACGGTGCGGTTCAGTTCGCCGCCGATGCCATGCAACTTGTCGGCCACATCAAGAATGATGTCCTCGAAATCGGCATCAAGCCGGCTATGCGTGATCAAGAGGTGGCGTTTCAGATCCGCCACGGAGACGATGTCCGTCCCGACTTGGGTAGGTGCCGTTACAACCTCGAGATCTAGCATGGTGCTACCGTGTCACATAGCCGCTGCGGGCGTCTGGGCGAACCATCCGGTTGGCGGGGGCCGCAACCTTCTTGCTGTCAGACTGCGCCTGGGCGGGCTTCTTGTCGGGCTGGGTCTTGCCTGTCATTTCGTGCTCCGGCTCAATTCGAGTTCAAGATCGCCGACACGGAAGCCGGTGAGGGCGCTGCCTGGCGTCGCGTTGACGACATCGATGCCGCGCGCCGCGAGCACGGCGCCAAGTTCGTGGAACCGTTCGATGCGGTTGCGCATATTCGGGGCGATGCGGCGTATGGCGGGCGGATGCTCGCCGAACCAATGGCTGCCGCGCATGTCGAAACCGATCAGGACGACGCGATCGGCTCCGAGATGAGCGCAGAGATGGAGGGCTTGATATCCGGAATTGCCGCCTGATCTCAGGCACCCCGGAGCGGGGTCGAAACCTTGCGTGCCAGTGTTGATGAGGAAGTCGACGCCGTCGATGCCGCAGTCATCGAGACTGACTCGGCGACCGGCGAAACCGGGGAGACCGCCGTGATGCCGCCACCACGCCGTGTCGCAGGCATACCCGATATCGGCGAACCAGCACGGGTAGATGGCATCGTTAATGGCGACAACCTTGATCGATGCCCCGGCCCGAGCCAATCCAATGGCCCGGACCTGGGAGAGCGTGACGGATGGTCCGCCGGCGACGATGACGACGGTGTCGCCACGCCAGTCCGGCTCGACCACCCAGTGCATTTTAGATCGAGGAAGCGCCGCCGAGCGAAGCGATGGCCTGCGAAGAAGGCTGGCGATCGCCGCCATAGAGCATGATGACGGCTGCCCATTCCGCAGTGTCGGTGCCAGAGGCAGACAGGTTCGGCGTGACCTGGGCGCGGAAGAACTGGCGCAGGCCGGAAAGGTCGAGATCGATGTCGATCGTGCCGGTTTCCGTGGAGCCGCCGGAATCGCCGGTAGCGGCGACGGAGGCGGCAACAGCGCTCAGGACGTCCGTGGGATCGGCACCGTCGCCGAGCGCGTCGTCCTGCATCTGCACGGCAAAGGTCAGCGTTTCGCCGCCCGCAAGGGCGGTGGTATAGGCAATGGTCAGTTTGGCCGACAGCGCGATCCCGTAGTCCGTGAGGGCGCGGTCGACCCACGCCCCGTCGACTTCGGTGGCGTCGCCGGTCGAGCCGGCCGTGGCGGTCTTGTTGATGGCAACAAAGTTGGAGCGGCTGAAGGCGCCGCCGTTACGAGTTTTTGCGACCGACATGTCGTTTCTCCTTTTGTCAGGTCTGAGGGGAGTGCGCCGGGACAACCCGGCACATCCAGCGGCGGCACCGCTGAATTTCTGTTGCGGGAACTATCCCGCCGAAGGGGGTGTCTTGCGACTTTCGAATTCGGCCGCGAGGACGCGGTCGGCGGCCTGAGTCTTGGTCTCGCCATCGGCGGCCTTCAGGTCGGGGTCGAGCCTGCGCGCCAGTTTGTAGCGCGTCAGGTGGTGCAGTTCCTGCCAATCATCAGGGATTGGCACGTCATACTCCACCGGGCCGTCAACAACTTTGGCTGTCGGTGCAGGCCCAGCAACTTCGATGGTTTCTATGCCATCGGGGATCGGAACGAGACTGTAAATCCGGTCCCGCACCCCGTCGGCGGCGGCCTTCGGGGAGACCCCGAAGACCTTGCCCTGGCGCGATCGTACCGGGACAAGCCCGGTCCTTTTGACGATTAACATGTCATACTCCTCAGACTGAGGCGCCTACGCGCCCCAGCGGACAGATGGGATCTTCGACACAGCCTCGAGGTACTTCATGTCGAAGTCCGCTTCGGCCGACGCCTTGATGTAGGTCAGGTCGTTCTGGAACGCCGAAACCGCGGTGCCGGCGGTGATCACGGTCGCCTCATCGGAGACCTTGAACACAATGCCGGCGCCCTGGCCGTACAGGACGTGACCGAATGCAACGAGCCAGATTTCGGACTCGTCGGTCGTGCCGCCGCCATTGGCCGGGACCTGGGTGGTGACCAGAACAGGCTTGTTGCGCCACATCGGGCTCGCGTTCTGCAGTTCCGGGTAGTAACGGTTGCCGTTGCTGTCGCGCATGTTCTGCAGGAAGATGAACGTACGCGGGTTCATCACCCACTTGGCGCCCAGCATCGGCAGGTTCGCAGCCATCATGCCAAGTTCGGCCGAAGCAGCGTCCGCCTCAATCTGGGCAACCGTCGGCGCAACACCCGTGGCCGTCAGAGTCACCTCTGTAATGCCGGGGATGTTGGTGATGCCCAGCGGGGTGTGCGAGGTACCGGCGCCGGTGTAGGCGGCGCTGTCGATCTCGACGGCCATGACCTGAGCCATGTCCATTTCGACCCACCCGCGGACATCCGGCAGCGAGAAGCGGATGAGCTGGTTGGTGATCGGGACCAGCGCGTCGACGAACTTGCTCGACATGTTGATCTCTTTGAAGGTCGGCTGGCTCTTGGCGACAGCCTGGCCTTCACCGCGCCAACCGGCAGTAGCGCCAGCCGCCGCCGCCGGCACCTTGTAGGAGCCGCCGATCATCGGCTTGAACTGCGGACCGCCCTGGATGAAGGTGGTCAACGGACGGAGAACGTCGATAATTTCGTTCGCCATGTTCTCGGGGACGAGAACGCCGCCAGCGGAGGCCGAGCCAGAGTTCAGAGCACGCTGCTGCTGGGCAAAAGAGAACTCCTTGGCGACGCTGCCGAAACCGGCTTCGTCCATGGCCTTGAAGGTGGCGCGGGGCCCTTTGCCTTCGCCATCCATGTGGGCCTTGGCCATGCCGGCTGCCATGAGACCGATCTTTTCGGAAGCGGTCAGATTCACAGCCGGGGATGCGGCCACGGTGGCAGCAGACTCCAGGGCGGTGTCAGCTGGCAGGGCGGAACGGGCACGCGCCGCTTCGGCCTTTTCGAGCACGGCGATCTGGCCTTCGATGTCCTCGACCTCGGTGGTCTTGGTTTCGAGTGCCTTCATTTCCTCAGCAGTGATATCGCCCTTGGCGATCAGGGTGTCGAGTTCGCCGGTGAGTTCTTTCAGCCGGGCTTTCAGTTTCGCGAGCATGGAAAACTCCTCTTTGCTCATAGAAAAAGCCGCCCTTTCGGAGCGGCTTGAGATCCCTCGGGAAGCCCGGTCGGGAATGGGGTTATGTCGGGGTTGTTTGTTGCGGCGGGTTAGGCCTCGATCAGGCCCTTGGCGGCCAGTCGTTCGCAGATGCCTGCGGCCTTGGCCTTGGCGGCTTCCACGTCCTCGGCACTGGGCGGCGCCGCGGGTTCGCTCTCGATGGGATCGACATCGACAGATTTCGGAAAGAACATCGGGAATTTCGCGGCCAACTTGGCCATGATGCCGCCGATGTGGGTGACCTTGTCCTCGGCCGCTGTGATGTCGAGGTCGAGTGTGATCTGGCTGATCGTGGCCGCCTGCGGCTCATCCACGTCATCGTGGGGCCGCAACGCAGTCTTGACGGTGCCGCCAAGGGTCGCATGCGGGACTTCGCCGGCGCTGGCCTCGCTGACTTCCACGAGTTGGCCGATGACCTCTTCACCGGTGCCGCGCGCCGCTGCCAGCGTATCCGCTGCATCCCATGATGCGGCAACAATGGTGCCGGCGAAAACACCGGTGTCCGTTTTCAGTTCGGTGAGGAACACGACGCCGCGGCCCGCCATGAGGTTGATCGTCGGTACCGGAACATCGGCGAGGTCATTGGAGACCGCGACAGTATCTGCGGCCTTTTCAGGGGTCGGCTCCACGGTTGGCTCCGGCTCGATCGCCTCAACCACAACTGCGGTACGATTGCCCAGGGCTTCCTTGTACGCAGCCTCGAGATCAGACTTGGGAACGATCAGACCCGACGCCGTCTTGGTGTAGGTGTCCAGCACCTCCTCGAGCAGATCCCGGGCCATCACATTGCCGTCCCGCATGCTCTTGGCCAAGGCGGATGGGTTGGCTGGCACCGACACGACGGAGCATTCGTAAAGCTCCCACTCGTGGATGACGTAGGACCACATGGGCTCGCCCTCGTCGTCCAGCCGGCGCTCGACCTTGGTCGGCATGAAGCCGATGGAGGCAGCCTTGAGGATGCCCTGCTCCATGAGGTTGTAGGTCATGTCGATGTGCGGGGCGGTGCCCTGTTTGGCCACGGTGACCTTGCCTTCGACGCGCTTGCCCTTCTGGGTAACGTCGGACCAGGTCCCAATCACCATGTCGGAACGATGGTTCAGCAGGGCGATGGGGTTCGCCACGAACCGGTCCAGATTGGCGCCGTTGGCCTTGACGATGTCGCCATACGAGTCGACGGACTCATCGGTCATGACGAAAACAGCGGACCTGGAGGCCGCATCGAAACTCTTCGGCATGGCGGCCGCCCGGTACAGGACACCTTCATGACTCGACAGGGTCCGCGTCGCGAGGAATTCGTCGACGCTGATCTCTTCACGTAGCTTTGGCATTTTGCGATTTCCTTTCAATCATCTTCGCCGACGACACGAAGTTGGACGGGGCGGTCTTTCTTCGCCTCGGTCGTGTCGCTCGACGACGACGAGGAAACATTGCTGTTCGGGGTGGACACGCCACCGATGAGGACCTTGCCGGACTCGTCGACAACCGACATGTTCGTTGGCACGAGCCGCGTCTTGCCTTGACCGTGCGGAAGTTCGTTCTGGCCGAGCCTGGCTCTGGCCTCGTCGATCGTGAAAACGGAGCGCTCCACGGCTTTGATGACACGATCCGTTTCGCGCGCCGGGTCACGGAGCGTCATTTCATCGCGATCGTACTCGAAGAAGAATTTCGTGCGGTCCTCTCGCGACAGCAGCACCTTAGCCAGACGTTCTTCGTGGCGCTTGCAGACCGGCACCAAGGTGTCGCCGAGATACATCAACTCGCTGGTTTCAAGGTTCTCGTACTTCACGCCGTCCATCTGGAAGACTTTATGCGGCGGTACCCGCATCAGACGGCATGTCGCGTTGATCTGCGCAGCAAACTGGGCCGTCAGTTCGACATCTGTTGGCTTCGAGGCAATCGCCTTGAAATCGAAATCGCCTTCTAGAACAATTGGCTCCGTCAGTTTGCGGAATTTGCTCATCATCTGGCGGAGCTGGCTGCGGAACCGATCAAAGGCCAGGTCGTCCAGGGGCGCGACGTCCTTGCGGGTGAAGACACCGCGCAACGCGCCATCCTCGCCGAACAGATTGTCCCGATAGTTGTCGATATTGGCCCCGACATCGAGCGTCTTCTTGCCGGCGACCAGAGTGGAATAGCCGTTGAGGCCATCCAGCATGCGGCCGCGGACATGCACCATGTCGCGTTCCGGCACCGTCATGAAGGCGCGGCCGAGCAGCGCCATTTCCTGCTGCGTCGACGCCGTCACGTCATAAAAGACGTCGCGGCCCTCGACCTTCTCACGCACCCGGCCGCTCTGCACCGGAATGAGTTCGAGCGGGTCGGCAACGCGATCCCGCAGGACCACGGAATAGGAGTTCGACGTCAGGCATCCCCAATACACCACCATCTCGGTGTATTCCGTCCAGGTGTGGCGCCGGTTCGGCTCCAGGGCAAGCATTGTCGCGATGGCGTGGTCACCGGGATCGACGACACGCGAGGTCTTGGCCCCAGTACGTTCCCGCAGCCGGAGCGTCGATTTCCCGACGTCCTGGCTGATGACGTCGCAGCAGAGCATGAAGGCGGCCTGTTCCAGCGCCTTGGTGATCGACGTCCCCAGGTTCGCCGTCATCCACTCGCCAAACTCGGCCATGGACATTTCCGCACCGTGGTCCTTGGTCGTCAGCAACGGAACTTCGCGGTAGGTGACCGCCTTGCTCTCTACGGGTTCGTCGCTCATGAGCCGCCCACCATCTGGTCGAATCCAATAATCCCTCGTGAGGAGTACGGATCACTGTTACTGCTGCGAATTTCCGGGCCGCTCGGCTGGGCCTGGTCCGGTGTGATCCGGCAGCCATTCGCAAAGCAGGTGGCGACGAAGCCATCGATCTTGCGAGGTGACTCTTCCTTGTCCTTGCGCGGCATGATCGAACCATTGCCGCGGCGCTCGCCGTGGACGTTCTGGGCGTTCCATGCCAGGACGGGGTTGCCGTCATGCCAAATCGTCTGCGCCGCGATGCGACCCAGGATATCGTCGGTGGGGGCCGTCATCGTCTTGGCGCTGTTCGGATAGACCATGACCGGCCGGTTGCCATCCCAGAGGTGCCGTACGGTGTTGTGGGCCTGTGCCGGATCGCAAGCGATGATCTGGACATCGAAGTTTTCGCAGAACGCCTCGATATCAAACCGGACCATGTCGTGGTCGGCCAGCGGCCCTTCGGTCAGCACCAAATGGCCCTGCTCTTCCCAAATCTTGAGGTGGTCCACCAATTCCGGGTTCATCGCCGTTGGCGACGCCGCCGGCAGGTAGAATTTGGCGAAAACGGCTATCTCTCCGGTCTCGATCTCGAAGACCAAGGCGATGGCACACATATCGAGCACCTGCGCCAGATCGACGCCGATCCAGCACTTCTGCCCGATGAAATCCTCAAGACTGATGTCGCGCTTGCAGAGCGCCCAGGACGATGCCTCGATCAGGGACTTCCCGGCACCCGTCCAGATATTGAACCGCGTCCGCGCGACTTCGCCACGCAGATCCGGTCGCATGCGATGGGCGTGCCTTACCGACGACTTGATCTTGATCGGATCCAAACTGACGCCCAGCATGGGGTTGGCCTTGGCGATCAGCGTTTCGTCGGTGAGCAGGTGATCCCACTCAATGGCACCAGTTTCCTTGTTGGTGTAGTCCTCGATATCGAGCGTGTAGACCGCAGCAAAGAACGTGAAGTCCTCCTGCCCGTTCTCCAGCACCATCTTGGCCTGCGCCAGCAACTCGTAGGCTGGGCCCTCGGGCCGGTAACCTGCCGTGGTGATCATGCGGCGCAGGGCGTTGGGCCGGGCTCCGAAAGCGGAATCGACAACCTTGTAAACAGCGGCGGCGCCGGCGTGGCCTTCCTCAAACAGGGCAAGGCTCGGATTGAGACCATCGAGCCGTTCGCCCATGGAGGACAGTTTGAAGATACGTCCGTCACTGCGCCGGATTTCGTCCTTGGTCACCTTCAGACCATATTCGGCGACCAATTCCGGGTCGTTATTGATCAGCTTTACGATGTCCCCGAATAGCGTGTCATCGGCCTGCCTCGCCGAGGCGGCTGCGATCGGGATTTCGGCACCCAGCGTGCCGCTGCAACACAGTTCGAACAATGCGGCCCTGGCGCATCGGAGACTCTTGGCTGACTTCCTGGGCACCACTTCAATGGCGGTTTCAACCAGCCGGGTGCCGTTCAGCCGGCGCCGAAAGCCATGAATGGCCGACTCAATCCAGATTTCGAAAGGCTCCAGGATAATCCGGGGGTCCGGATTCCCGTATTCATCGATCTGGTTGATTTCCCAGTTGCCGCTTTCGAAGTGCTTCAGTTTCTCCCCAAAGGCGCAGTAGTCGATGACGTGTTCCGGCGAGTACGTGAACTCGTTCTTGGGATCCTTTGCCATCTCCAGCATGCGGAGGTAGCGCGCCGCGGCCGCCACGAGCAGGCGGTTCGTCGGTACCGTCTCCGAGGCCAGCAGTTCGGCATATTTCTTGGCGATGGCCGGGAAGTCTGGAACCGACCAGACCTCCCCGGTTTCCGTGTTTTCCAGCTCAATCGCCGGTATCGAGGCGCAATCTGATCGGCGAAAGCCGTCGATTTGAGAACCCACTTTCCGAGAACCGGTTCTTTTCGTTGGGGTTCGCGATGGATGGGGCATCTTCTGCAATACGAAGCCTTACACTGATGGAGTCCATGCGCTTGATCAGGTCCATGGGAACCCGTTTGCCAGCCGTCAGCGTCTCGTGCATTTGCTGGTGCATTACCGCCATGCGCTCGCAGTCGCCGCAGGTGACCTTGGTGAGCTTGTTGCTGTCGAAGAGCAGTTTGGTCAGTTCGTCGTATTTGGCCTTGCCGACCGCACTCAGGGGGACAGTCGATTCCGGGATCGCGGTCAGCCATGGTCCGATGACCACCTTCTCCGCGGCTCGGGCCCGGTACACTTCATCGGACTGATCGGCCCGGAACGTGCCCTTGGCCTTCTTTTCCTCATCAGTGAGGCGCCGATTTCCCTCCGGCCGATACCTGCTCATGATTATCTCCCGGCAGGCTTCTTCCCGTATAGTTTCTCGCCGACGCCCTGAAGTATCTGGCGCTCCGGCCATGCAATGCGGAGATCCTTGATGTCGACAACCAGCACACCTTGATCATGAAAGGCATGTTTCTTGACCGCCTCCGCATCGCGGCTGTGGGGCTGCATCATGCTGGAGCGAAACCCTGATAGCTTGCTCACAGCGTCATATTCCTCCAATCGGCCGCGCCATCTCCGTCATGTTCAAGGGCTGCCTGCAGATCCCTGATGAGATCGTCCCGCTGGACATTGCTGCGCGCGACCAGCACGACCACAATCACGAGGGCAATGTTAATCGCCACGGAGATCGCGAGAACCCAGATCATCCAAGTCATTTGTCGACGTATCCTGGTGTCTTGGCCCAGTCGTTCAGCACATCACGCCATTCATCGGCGAATGGGACGTCCGCATACCCGTCCATGCAGGGCGAGCCCTCGGTGTGGTGGCAAATCGCCGGATCAATCAGCGGGTCGGAGTATCCGGCCAGCCAGTTCCACCGAACCGGCAATGCTCCGATCAAGCCATCGTCCAGCCAGCAGAACCTGTGCAGGTCGCGGCCGGGGACGGAATTGACCAGATCAACCGTCAGCGCCGCGTTGGCGGCATGCTCGAGGTTGAGGGCGAACACGCTGCTCCAGTTCTTCCGCGAGTACGTCGTCTGAACCTGCCCGTCCATCTTGATCGTTTCGGTGGGGCGGTGATCGTGCTTGACGCACATCAATGCCTTGTCGGGATCGCAGAGGTCGAACAACTCGCCGATGTCGCCGCGTACCAGCATGTCGCTGTCCATGAACAGCGCCCAGCCTTTGGTGCCCGCCAGTTCCTTAATCAGAAAGCGCGAGATCGAAAATTCCGTGCTGCACGGCGCCGCGGAGATGACATCCCAGAGCTTGCCGTCTCGCACCTCTGTCGGCCGCTGATACAGCCCGGATGCGCGCAGATCCGCCAGGACGATGCCATGCACCGGGATGTCCGATCTTTGACGGATGGAGTGAGCGGCAACAGCAAAGGCGGCCGCCTCCCGCGGCTCCCATCCGATCCAGACCGACCTGCTCATTTGCGGTCCTTCCGCTTGCCCTTGAAATGAACGGTATGTTCGGCCAACCGGGTTTGCGGCCAGACATGGCCCCGCAGTCCAGGGCTGAGATTTTCCACAACCAGCCCAGGAACGAATTCCATGGCGCGGTCGAAGGCGAAGGCGCTGTGCCATTCGTTGAATGTGAAGATGCCGTCTCCGATGAATAGGTCGGCGAAGCGCTCACAGAGCCGCCGGGTTTTCGGCCCGACCCGCAGAGCGTAGAAGCCAATCTCGGAGTGCGTGCCGGTGCGCTGCAGACAGGCCACGTCGGCGTCACCCAGCAGCGATTCAATCCATCCTGCCGGCACCGGGGACGTCGTGGCGACGTCGGCATCGAGCCAGACCAGAATGTCTCCAGTCGATAGGCCGCGCATCGCGACTGCTGGCACCGCCGCCTGCGGCATCCACTTCACGGCATCGTGGCGGAACGAATACCCATTTGCGTCGGTCTTGGCACTGCTCTCGAAGCCATTCGCCTTGGGATCGCGGTGATGGCGGAGCCGGAACGCCTCAATGGCTTGGATAGACGCCAGATCGATCTGTACGGCGCCCGGAATGGGAAGGCTGCGATCGGTGAATACAGTCAGTTCCACGGAGTCCGGCCAGAACTGCGCAAACGAACGGGCAAAGGTTTCGCCGTAGCGCTCCCATGCCGTTCCCCACATCAGGGTGCAAACCCGGATCACAACAGACCTCCGTGCATCCGCACCACGGTGCCGCTGACATAGTCAGTCGGACCATACAGCAAGGCATGAGCCAGAAAGGCGACCTCGGCCGCCGTGACGAAGCGATGCTTCGGATGTGCGAGGCGACGATCCTCGAGATTACCGATGTCCTCGCGTCGCGTCGTCATGCCGGCGTCGCCGATGATCGATGGCGAGATACCCACGATTTGCTGGTCCGCGCCCGTCACAATGGACTCGATATAAGCGTGCATCCTAGCTTTGGACTTGGCATAGACCCCGTCGAAACTGCCGCGATACCCGCTTTCCGAGCCAATGATGCAGATCCGAACCCGTGGGTTCGTTGCAATTATCCGGTGGCAGACTCGGGCAATGGATCCAAAATTGACCTCGATGCCCTCCGCAACCTCCGCTTCGGTCTGGTCGGATTCTCGTTTCGAACGCAGCAGGCCCTGGCAGAACAGATATCGCGGCGCATCGAGCGGGAAGCCCGCTGCTGTTGCATCGCCGCGTTCCGCGCTGTCATCGGTGAGCAGGGTACGGAACTCCTGCGCTACCATGCTGCGCCATCCAGTGATGATGATCATCTCAGGCCCCCAGAATCGATTTGATGATCCGCTCGGCCTGGAACACGGCATCAATCTTGCCGGCCCGCACTCGAAGTGCGCGGTCACCAACCTTGACGACCTCTACCAGCCGCGCATCCGACCCTGATTTAGGCATGGCCCGGATCGATAGACGGTGTTCTACGATCCGATACTGGTCGCGGGCGGCCGGATAGAACTTTGCCAGGCTGGCGAACATGTCGTTGGCCTGTTGCGCGACCTCCGCAGCACTGAGACCGTCCAGCAACGCCCTGGCCTCGTGCCACGTCCGGCAGGTTTTTGAGAACGGGGTGAACTGCGCCGACGACAAACTGCAGAGCCCGGCGTCCTCATTCCACACATATAGCGACGGAAACGGACCGTCGACGATGGTAATGGACCGATCGACCGGCCCCTGCAGCAGCGCCACAAGACAGGGCTCGTAGCGGTCGACGCCGGCCCCATCGTTGGCGCAGAACGAGCAGTCAATCGTGACGTCGAAATCGGCGCTGTCGACCTCCCCGATTGGGCTGCCGAACCTTACGACACCATCGAGAGCCTTCTCGAAATGTTTTCTGGCCGCATCGACCACGATATGCCGCTCGCCCAGCATGACGGCGCCTTCGACATTACGAAGACCGAACTCGCTCGGGTCATAGACGGTGATGAACTCGACCTGCCCCTGCAGAACACGCCTGTAGGTGCCAAAATCGACCAGAGATTCCTCGGCAGCCACGGCATAGATGTTGATCGGCACGGCCCGGGTGAACTGCCCATAATTGACCAGGAACTCCTCCTGGTGCTCCTTGCAGGCCAATTGCGTGGCCATAGAGCGCGGGTAATGCGGGGCCCCGAGGTGCAATCGGGCCGGGATGTTGCCGGAGGCACCGGCGAAAACCCTGTCGGCAACCTCATGGACTTCGACGTCGTGGCCGTCGCGCAGCAGCGCCGTCGCAATATGGGCGCCGTACCAGCCGCAGCCTATGACCCGAATCCTCAAAGCATCAGGCCTTCCTTGGTTCAGACGTTCAGTTCCGCCTTGATGGTTTCCCATGCTTCACCGGACGCGAATTCAGCGCTCATCCATTGATGATAGGCCAAGGCGTTGAGCCAGCGGGCCCGGTCGAGCTCGTCGGCGAGGAATGGGTGATCAACATCGGCAAGGCTGCTCGAACTCAATGACTTCGCGATGCCGTCCCCAAGCGAAATGCAGGGGATCCCGGAAATGATGCTCTCAAATGCCGCATTAGATCCGTGAGTGACGGTCACCCACGCCCCAGCCAAGGCATCGGCTATCCTTTCCGGCGGCTCCGAGTAGCGCACGCCGGGTATCGGCTGCCGTTCCCGCCAGGTCGGCTTCGGCCGGTATACGATGGGCCGCTCCGTGTGGCCGCGTAGCGCCGCAACGACATCCCCCGCGAAGGTGGTTGGGTCGGCGAGCCCGCAGAAGTTGTGGTACTTGGCAGACGATCCCGCTATCAGGACGTGCTTGCCGCGCTCCCGCCATGGCTTGACGTCAATGCCGAGTTCATCCCAGCGGTCGCTCGGATACTTGTTGCGCATCGATCGCGCTGTCGGATGATTGGCATCGACGGCGAACCGCCAGTATTTCGACGCCAAGCCATCTGCGTCACGCTGCCGGCAATATCCTTTGTCGAGATAGATGATACGGACGCCGGCCTGGCGGTAGGCATCGAACAGGCGGCGATTCTTGACCCCAAGCATGACAACGATGTCGGAACTGGGATCGGCAATCTTTTGCGATTCCACCGCGGAGGTCTGAAAGCCGTGCCGCGCCGCGCCCGTCAGAACCGCCTCGCAGAGCACGTGCTCCCGCGTCTGCTGGTTGTGGAGGAACGCGACCTTCACGGCACCAGGCCTTCGTCCTTTAGATGCCGCCACGCCGCCCCCGATCTCATTTCGGCTACGTTCCATTGCGTGTAGGCGACGTCGGCCGCCCATTGCTCCCGGTCGTCGGGCCGGTGCGGGGCTTCGATCCTGGCGAGGTCCTGCAGTCCCATCGGCGCCGCAACACCATGCGAGGCGAAGCATGGCACGCCGGCGACGAGCCCTTCCAAAGCAACGTTGGAATGTCGTGTCACCACGGCATGACAGCCGGCCAGCACTTCGGCGATATCCTGCGACGGCGGGCTGAAGTCGACGCCAGCAATCGGGCGCGCGCCCTTCCAACTCGGTTTCGGTCGATAGATAATGCGCCGGTCCGTCACGGCGCGTATCTGCTCAATGGCGTCGCGCTCCCATCCTTCGGGCTCCAGCCCCAGGGAATGCGCCGCCTTCTCCCCCAGTCCCGCCAACAGGATGTGTTTGCCATCCGCAGCATAGGGCGCCATAACGACGCCCTGGGCTGACAATCGGTCCGTGGGGTGGGCCGCGTTGCGGAAATACTCGGTTGGGTGCCGATCGTTGACCGCCAATTTATGATACCCGACCCACTGCCCGCCCGCGCGGCGGCCCCAGTAGCCCATGTCGACGTAAACCGCCTTCTTGCCTTCGGCGGGATACTGCTTGAGCGCGGCAGCAAGATTGCCCTTGAGCCCGTAAAACACAGCACAATCTTCAACCGGCCGCCGGTAGGACGTCTCGTCATACAACACCGGGGTGTCACCGACGCGGGCGATGCCTGCAACCATGGCCTGGCAGACGGACTCTGACCGGGGCTGGCGATAACACCGGATTACCGCGACCCGAGTAGGCATGCAAACGCCTCCCCAGAGGTGATTTCGTCAAGGCTCCACTGGGCCCATGCCAATCGGCGCAACATCGGCAGACGATCCCCGTACAATGGAGTCTCGATGCTTCCGATGTTCGCTCGGGATGCCGCAGCACCGATCCACAACGGGAATTCGTGAAATACCGGCACGCCGTAGACAAGCGATTTGATCCCGGCGCCACTAGCCCAGATCACCACGGCATGCGCTCGACTGAGATCCGCCCGCGGATCGGGGCGCTCTTTTCCGGGATGCGGTCTGATGCGAACGGGTCGATCCGTGATCTTGCGAAGCCGTCGCGCCACATCTTCCGTCCATCCGGTCGGCATCCTGACCCCAGTGGGGCCAATGCCGCGCTGCGGCATCACCACAATTTCGGTGCCAGACCTGCGCCAAGGCCGCAGTTCGACGCCCAGTCGGGACCATCGATCTTCGGGCCCTTCATTCCATGTCCCGGCGCCGCAGTGGTGACCCAGGGCCATGGCATAATGCTGGCGCCCAGTTGTGTCAGCGCCGATGTAGCCATTCTCGACCACGACAACCCGCGCCCCGGCCGCCTCATACCTCTTGGCGAGGAGGTCGTTTCGTGGGCTGCGGTTCCAGACCAGCAGGACGTCCCGTGGCGTTGGTGCCTGCAGTGGCGTGGCATCAACCTCGAAACCGCAATGTTTCAGTCCGGCGAGGAAGCATTCCCGGCGGTAGTGTGGGCCACCAGCCATGGTATCGGAGGCGATTGGCATCGGGCTCAGATCGAATAGGCGCCAACAAATCGGTGCAGATCGACCATGCGGCCCAGAAAACCGGAGACATCGTCGATTTTCATCATGACGGCCCCATCGCTCGGGGCGCTGGCTGGGTCGTCATGACACTCGAGGAAGAGTCCATCGGCACCTGCCGCAATAGCGGCGCGGGCCAGCGGTTCGCTCATCGCGCGCTCCCCGCCGGTTGCGCCCGCCGCGGATCCCGGAGTCTGCACGGCATGAGTGCAATCAAAAATGACGGCATCGGCACCGGATTGCTTCATCCGAACGATGGATCGCATGTCGACGATGAGATCGCGGTATCCGAAGCTGGTGCCGCGTTCCGTCGCGAATATCTCGTCGGCACCGGCCGCCCGCGCCTTGGAAACGGCATGGGTCATATCTTCAGCGGCGAGAAACTGACCCTTTTTGATGTTGACGCCACGCCCGGTGAGCGCTGCGGCCTCGATCAGGTCAGTCTGGCGGCACAGCAATGCTGGGATTTGCAGGATGTCGACGACTTCACAGACCTCGGCGCATTGCCAAGGCTCATGAACATCCGTCACGATCTTCATGTCGAACGATGCTTTGATCTTCTGGAAGGCAGCCATGGCAACGGAGATGCCGGCACCGCGCGGGCTGCCGCCGCTGGTGCGGTTGGCCTTGTCGAACGAGGCCTTGAAAATCACTGTCGTCCGGAGTTGCGCGGCAATGGCGTCCAGGCGCTCCGCCATCCGCATCGTATGATCGACGCTCTCGACCTGGCACGGCCCCGCAATGACAATCACAGGGGCCCGCCCTCATCGGCGCGCACGATGTCCTCAGACAGGGCGTCGGGCCAATAGAGTTCGAACAGGACGCTGTTCTCCACGCTCTCGAACCGGTGCTCAACGCCCGGGGCGACCGAGGTATAGTCCCCTGCCCGCAGTTCGGTGACATCTTCGATGCCAGACGGCTGGTAGACGCGGATGAGAAGAAAGCCGGACTCGACAAAGAACCCGTTCCACTTGCGCTCATGCCTGTGCCTGGAACAGCGGAAGCCCGCATTCACCTCGGCGCGGTGGAAGGACACAAATGGGTTGGCTTCAAGGGCCTCGGTGGTGCCCCATATCTTGCCGGTTCTGTTCATTGGGCCAAACAACTCGCTATGTGGCGCGCGGCCTCGAGATCTTCCGGTGTGTTGATCTCAAATGGCATCGCGGCGATGGCGTGATACGCGAACCGGAAATTGTTCTCGATGGCCCGCATCTGCTCCAGACGCATGGCCGCTTCGCCGTTAGATGTCGGCAGCGACGCAAACCGCTTCAACGCGGCGCATTTGTAGGCATAGAGGCCGACATGGCATGGAACGGCATCGCGCTCGAACCCGTCGATCCGGACCTTGACAACGGCATGATCCACCGATGCGGTAAGAACATCCCAATCGCCGCCGCGGGCCGCCGCAGAAATGAACCCGCGCAGCGCGGCGGTATCGATAAACGGCATATCGGCCTGAACATTGACCACGATATCGTCGTCCGCCCAGCCCAGGCGCTCCGCAACCTCGGCGCAACGATCCGTTCCGGACCGGCATGTATCTGACGTCATGGCGATCGACGTCAGGCCGTGAATCTTAGCGGAAATTTCCAGCGAATCCGTCGCCACAGTCACTGGCAGGTCGCCGGCCGCTTCCTGGACGCGCCGCAGTGAATGCTCAATCACTGTCGCGGGCCCGATATCAAGCAACATCTTCCGGGGCAGCCTGGCTGATGCCAATCGCGCCGGGACAACGATATGCAGCATCTATATCACCCGTATGGAAAAACTGAGTAGCAAGGCACCGGCCGCTGTCATGGCGAGAAAAATCCAGAGCGTCGCCGCCCCCAGATCAATATGATCCGTCCCGTATCTGGACTGCACAAACCATGTCACAGCGCTGCCGAAGAGCCCGAAACATAGCATCACGAAGCCGACTACGACCCCGATCACTGGGATATACAGCGGCAACATATCGGATGCTCCACCAATATCGTGGTTAGGCGGTCCCATTGGCTACGGGGACGGGAATGTCTGTCGCCGCGCTCGAAGGGATTGAGGCCGTCTCGCCGGTATCGGAAGCCCGAGCCTAGCCTACATGCCTCAAACTAGATGGGTATCGAGACGGGCCGCGATTTTCCTAGTGGCCCGACCGTTGCCGGACGCCGCCGTCTCGATCTCTTAGCCCCTGATTGGATGGGGCGGGAATATGTGGGGTCGGAAGGACCGCGTTACCGCTGCAGTCCGCCCTTCGTGTGTCGCGCCTGTCGGTAACCGCGCTCTGGGTATTCTGGAATGGTGATCGCCTTCGGATTCGAACCGAAAACCTGTGGTGTAGAAAACCATTGCTCTGTCCAGTTGAGCTAGGCGACCGAAAGCAGTGAAAACGCTTACGATCTACGCCTGCTGTCGCCCTGGACGAACATGTTCTGCCTCAATGATTCCCGCTTGAGGGGAATTCCGACGATGGCCATCAATACTGACTCGGGGCGGCGTATGTCGAGTGGTTTGAAGAGATTATTATCCTATACAATCGGGAAATCCGTCCGATTGGCCCGTACCCCTGCCCTACCACCAGATCAAAATCACATGGAATCCTATTTCAATGCGATTATTCCCATCATTTGGCCGTACGATAGGAGATATATCCCATTCGCGTTGACACCGGTGTGGGGTTCGTCCATTTGACGTTTAACTCTGGCCGTGCTTGATGAGAAACACTTATTGCCCGAAAACACCAGGAAACGACCATGGCATCGATCACCGACATCGAATCTCTCCGTCCCGAACTGCTCGATTTGAGCGTGGCCGAGTTGGAGCGGCGCAAGACTGAGATCGACATGGCTATCGCGCGCGTCGGCGAAAAGGAAGCCGAAGTTCGCAGGCAAAAGGAACATGAGGAATCCATCGGGCTTACCGAGACTTTGTTGAAAACGGTCAGCCGGCTCCATGCGATCGGTCGCCTGTCCCCTCGGTTAGTTGCTGCTCTTTCAAAGGAGAACGGTGAGTTCGTGCCTGGCCTCTACGTCAAGAAGCCGCGCTCGTAACGAGCCATAGATGGACCATTAGACGCCCCACGGCGCTTAATGGACCAGATATGACGCACTAACCCTGCCAATCGATCAGTATCGGCTCTATGCCGGCCATCGACGAAATCAGAAGATGGTCGATCTTAGACCCCGGTTGGTGTAGTCGCGGCCGCCGGTGGTCATGCAGTCCGCTCTTGCGCCAGATGCCACTCGATCTCGCTGTGAGACCAGTGCAGCCCGCGCTCGTGCAACTGCTCGGAGAAAGCCTCTACTTCGCGCTCAAAGACGTCTTCGATTTGTGTCGGCCGCTGATAATGGTCGAAACTCTGGATGGCGGACGAAACACCCTGCATCTCGCCCATGTTCCAGTTCCGTGCCGCGATCATGGTGTGGACTTCGTCGGTGTTCCATTCCTCGCTATGGATTGAAGCCGCGTGGCCGCCCTGCTCCCGGTTGCTCTTGTTGAACTGGCGCATGAAGCCCCGGATGTCTTGACGGTTGGCGCGTAGTTTCTCGATGCTGGTTTTCCCCTCGATGATGGCCAAAAGGATATCTTGGCAGATGTCACTGCGGTCGTAGCCAAGGGACTGCGGCACCAATTGGTTTACCTGCATCACTAGATCGCCCTCTGTGGTGCGCTTGGCGATGAACGGGTAAGCGAGGTTCGAGACCTTGGCCTCGAACACGATCGTTGCCCAAGTGGTCGACTTTGCCGCCAAACGTTCCTTCAGAGACCAAGCGCCTTTGTACGTAAGCCCCATTTTCGCAGCCAATTCAGTGGCGCTGCAGGGCTTCATCGCCTCGATCTCGTTGATCTTGACGAACGAGAGCTTGTGCGCGTGGAAAGGAGTGTCGATCGTCGGCGCATATTGCTTGTAGCAGTCCGCGCATTTGAACTTCTTGCGCGACTTCAGCAAGTAGTGGTCCTTCGATCCGCACGCGGGACAGGCCGGGCCGTTGGGAAAATGAGTGCTGACATATTTGGTGAAAGCCTCCATCTCCAAGTCCACCGGGGCGCCGCCAACTCCAACGCCCGCTCTATGGTCCTTGTACTCAGGCTTGCGGCCCTTGTTGTGTCTGGAGCGTCGCGTACCCATGAACTACAGGGCCCTCGACAGCGCGCCGCCGTTGATCTGGCCGTTGTGTGCCAACTCCACGAACCGTCTTGGGCCGATCTCGCCGAACGACCCAGCCAAGCCCTGCATCAGCGACTCGGCGAGGCGTGGTGAGCACTCCAGGATGAGGAGTGCCTCCTCTTTCTTCATCCGCCCTCGCAACACCGCTTGCATGAATGCCTTCAGCCCTTGGTTTGTGATGTCGGTGCCGTAGAGGATGTCGGCGATCATTTGTTCGGGGTTTCGCATTTCCATCAGTCGCACTGCTCCATAGCTCTCTCCCACAACGTCCGATCGCCCTTGGTCAGCACCTCGAGCAGAAGCAGTTTCTCCCGCCGATATACCTTCCAGAAGTCGGGGTCGTGGACGCTGATGGTCTTGGTGTTGTCGATGAGGTCGGCGAGCTTGATCGTCTGGGCCTCGGCCGGCGCCCGGGCGGTGTGGGCCCGATCGATGGCCTTGCGGACTTCACGAGTGCCGTCTGAGGGCTTGGAGACATCGGTGAGCCAATAGACCAGATCAGCGATATCGTGTCCAAATGCATCATTGATATCTTCGAGGGTGGTGTCGGTGTCCTCGATCGTGTCGTGCAGGAGTGCCGCGGCGACCATGTCCGAAGTGTGTGGCACGGATCGGACAATCTCGGCGACTGCGATCGGGTGGACGATATATGGCTGGTTCGTATAGCGCCGCCTCTGGTCAATCGACTCATGCGCGCGAGTGGCGAAGATCAGGGCCTTGCGTTCGATGCCTTTCATGCCGTCGTGATCTCCGCGCGATAGACTTCGGCGACGAAATCATCAATCCACTGATGGTCGGGCTCAGCCGGCAGCGACGAGCGCTCCGCCGCAGCCTCGACCTGCACAAACAAGTCCTCGATCTCGGCCGCGACGGTCTGATACGAGAATTGACCGATCTTGATAGCGAGGACATGGGCGGCATTGGGCAGCGGAAAGGTCACCTGCCCCGTTGTGAGCAGTTCGATCGCCTGGTGACCGACGCGAACGGCATGGGATAGCGCTTTCCAGTCCACGCCTTGGTTGGACTCGGCCTGCAGGGCACGATGGCCATACTCGTCGACCAAGCGCTGCATGATGTCGCGGGCATTCTTGATCGAGGACGAGAACGGCATCTTGCGGCCGCAGACTTCCCAGTGATTGACCGATCCGCCGTTGGGCATTTCTATCGGCACCACGGCCATATGCTCCGTTGAAGCGACCATGGCATCAATATCGGATGCGATCTCGCCGAGCTTTGCGACTGATCCGAGGCGCGCGTATGCCGCCTCAAGTAGGGTCAATGAAGCGCGGCTTGCGGAAACTCGTGAGCCCTTGATTCCGTATTTGGAGGATTGTTGGCGAAGGTACCCGACGAATGCCTTGCTCTTTTTTGTCAGCAGCCGGTCCTTATTGGCGACGATCTCCGTCCACTCCCATGTGGGTTCGTCCGTCATCGCCCAAGCGGGTGCAAAGAGGCAGTCCAGCGCAACCGTCTGCCCTTCGGCAAGAAGTCCAAGATACCGCTGCAGGCTGAACCTCTCTTCTTCGATCTCGCCGGCCAGGTTCTTCTCGAACTCCTGCTTCGGCCGCTGATCGTTCATGACGCCCTTGGCGCGCTGCAGCAAGATCGCGCGTCCTTCCGGGACGAACACCGACTTGAAGTCGAGGTCGCTGGCCGGAGTGCTGGTTCCGTAGAGCCTGGAGCCGAAAATCGTGCGGAATATCTGGCGCATTATGGATCCACAATATCGAGAACATCCGCGGGGCCCCGCAGCGCGGTATTGAGGACTTGCCGATAAAGGCGTTCGGTCTGGTCAGTCGACAATGCCCAGTTCATGCTGACAACGGCCGGCACCCACGCATCAATGTTCTTCATTTCCTCGATCGCCGCCGCTGCGCTGGCCAACAGCCGCTCTCGCACCGCCGGCATGGCGTCATCCCATCCAAAGGTATCACCATAGCCGGTGACCGCCTTGTGGGGCTCGCATTCGGCGTGGAACATCGCCCGCGCAACTCGCTCAATCATGGTCATGCTGCAGCCCATTCATCACCTCGACAAGCCGCTTCCTCGAAACGATGGCATCGGCAAAAACGAGATCCTCGCGGCCGAAGACATGCATCACAGCCCACTTAAGGCGGTGCCACCACGGCCCTCCACGCGATGAGCCGAACTCGATATCGACCACGTCAACGTCAAACGGATCGGGCATGAAGGCAATGAAGTGGCCCGCCGTCCCGCAATTGCAGGGCACATAGCGCCAATCCGGGCCGCCAAGCGGATGCTGATATTCCTCTGGCTCGGTCAAAGCGGAAACTCCCTATCTTCGATCACGACCTTCCGGTCCGTGGAGTGATGGACGGTCTCGACCACGACGACGCCATAGTGCCGGAGCGAGGCGATCGTCTCCGGATCGTTGGCCGAGTTGATCTGCGAGAGCAGGAACCGGATGAAGGTGTCTGGATCTCGCTCGATGGCATGGCCGTAGTCGTCCGCATTGAGCGGCATCTGGATGTAGTGGAAGGGTGGTGAGAACCATGGGTAATCGTGCATGGCTCAGCCCTCCCCGCGCTTGCGAATGGCTGCTGGGACGCTGAACTTGGCCGCGTTGTAGAATTCGGCCGCGTAGCCGACCAGGTTGCTGCGGGCGGCGACTTGGGCGTTCACCTCGAGATCACGGCGAGCCGTTTCCGCACACGCCTCCCGCTCCCGCTCCTCACCCCGTTTCTCTGCAGCCATGATAACGCGGGCGACCTCTGCGACGCAGTTGGTGTCCATCGGCCACCGTCGGACTTCCAACTCAGCCGTGTCCAGGATGTGTGGCGGGATGGGCTCAGACATTCATGCCCTCCTCAACGTCGTCCAAGTACGTGAACTGCACCGCAGCGCACAGACATCCATCTTCCCCGCCGATCGCTGAGATCTCATCGATCATGTTGTCGGCACACCATGAGCCTTCATTGCGATGGAATTCGATCTGCTCTTTCGACCAGGACGCCGGCACATCGATCTCGTATTCGATGACCGCCCGCACTCTGACGCGGCGCTTGAAAGCGACGCAGTTGGGCACGTGCAACCCGCCGACCGGCTGCCGGCAATAGAAGCAGGTGCCGTCCATGCGGGCCGGACGTTCACAGTCCGCGGCGACCAAGCGGCGATCAGGTGGCATTGGCAATCTCCTCCTCGCTCGCCCGGCGCCAGTGCGTCGGCTCGTAATAGACGTAGGTCGTCTTGCCGACGAGGAACCAGAGCCGGCCCTCGCGGACCAGGACGAACTCATTGCGGACGCCACCGACATCATCGATCTTGGTCATGACCGGGACGAACTGCGGCGCCGTGTCGATCTGTTGCCAGTCATCCATGCCGGTCTCCGCTGCGGCGAGATACGCCTTGGCTTCGTCGAGACCCTTTTGCCCCTGCGGCAGCCACGGGTGGTCCGGGACATCCTTGCCTAGGGCAAAGAGGATGTTGGCGAGGTGCTCCTTGGTCTTTCGGAGCATGGTGATAGTATCAACCTCGGCGTCGCGCGGGATAGGCGGAGGCGGCATCCCATCGATCAACTCGACCCCGGCCAGCGTTCCATCTGCAGCAACATCGATGATGGCATCGACGCGGATCTGCTTCAGGTACGGGCCAAGCGCTCGATCCGCCGGCGCGAAGTAGTAGAGGTGGCCGACTTCGCTGGAGTCGACGGTGAAGGTGGCGGGTGATTTCAGCATTGGTTC